TCACCGTACACCCATGCATTGCCGGACACCATTGCATCACCGTACACCATTGCATCACCGTACACCCATGCATCACCGTACACCTTTGCATTGCCGGACACCCATGCATTGCCGAACACCCATGCATCACCGTACACCTTTGCATTGCCGGACACCATTGCATTGCCGGACACCATTGCATTGCCGGACACCCATGCATCACCGTACACCCATGCATTGCCGGACACCATTGCATCACCGTACACCATTGCATTGCCGGACACCATTGCATTGCCGGACACCATTGCATCACCGTACACCCATGCATTGCCGGACTGGTTTACATTTTCTTCTTTTTCTACCCATCCACCAGTTTCTCCGGCTTTTACATCTCCAAATGAAATGAGCGCTTTGATTCTGAAAAGTTTCTTTCCGAAAATGTTAATTTTGGTTTCTGATGTTAATTCAAATTTCTTCATTTTCTTCCTCCTCTTTAATACTGCGAAGTTGCAGCTTCTTTCTTATCTGATTTTTTCTCCAGATTATTCTCGGAAAAGCTTTCCGTCTTACCGAGAATGTATCCCTTGTCAAATTCTGACATATTAGGAATCGCTTCTTTCAGCTTTTCTACGATTCTTTTTTCTTTTTCTGACATGATTTTCTCCTTTCAGTTTATAGTCTTGCTTCGCTTGGACACCTGACTTTGAACCTGCCATCATCAGCACCGGGCGGTCATTCCCGGTGGACGGTCATTGCTGACCGTTTCGGCTATCCGTTTATTACTGCATTTATGGTATCCCATGCCTGTTGATAGCTTCTTAATACTTCGCCCTTGTGTGGACCTGCGGGAATAACGTACCCCCACTTCGGAGTACCGATTCTATCAGTTATCATTTTTTCATCGGGCACATATTTCATTTTAAATGTCCTGAATGTTTCCATTACGCGTCGCTTATACTGTTTCTTTGTCATATCTATTACCTCTTTTCTTAAATTTCTGAAATAAGTCCTTCAGCTTCTTCTAAGTTATCAAATGCTTCTTCGATATCTGAAATATACTCTTCCATCTGCTCACCACGCTCACTATACTGAAAACTTTCTGGCAGATTATCGAATGCGTCCTGTTCTTCATCTTTAACTTCTTCTAAAATGTCTTTAGCTTGTGAGATCAGATCAAGTGCCTCAGCCAATCTCTTTCTTCTGGTTTTATTCATATCCTTTTTCCTCTCTTTCTTGTGGCTTGTTTGTTCGGTATGCGTATATAATATCACGCATAAAGAACCTTGTCAACAGTTTTTTGTTCGGTTTGCGAACTTTTCTTCTTTACATTTCCGCACAGAGGTGGTATAGTATTAAATGAAAGGAGGGCATTATGAACGACAGAATAAAGGAACTGCGCAAAGCAATGAATCTTAGTCAAGAGAAATTCGGCGAACTTCTTGGAATTACAAAGTCTGGCGTTTCTGATATTGAATCAGGGCGTAGGAAAGTAACAGATCAGCATGTAATAATGTTGGCAAATAATGGAGTGAGTGAAGAATGGCTCAGAACAGGAAAAGGAAGTATGTTCGTTCCAAAGAGCAAAGATGAAGAAATTGCAGAAATGCTCGCAGACATACAGAAATCCGGCGAAGATTCATTTAGGCACCGTCTTATATCTGCATTAGCCAGATTGGACGATGATGGATGGGATAAGCTTGAAGAACTGATTGACATGATTTCAAACAAGTAAAAAAGAAAGACAAGGGCAATGCGCAAACCCTTGTCTTTTTCTTTACTATCCTATTAATCTTTTTACGTATGCGTATATCGTTTTCAGCCAGTGAATATTATCACAGTTTTCTATTAGTTCAATAATTTCCTTCTTATAATCCATAAATAACCCTCCCTGTCACAACTACCACCTACACTACAGTATATGTCCGGCTGTGGGAAATAGAACCGAACATTAGTTCGTTTTTGCTATTATATCACCTATTCCGACTCTTGGCAACTGCCAATGATACACATGAACTCTCACTATTTTATAGAAAAAAACATTTCTTTTTCATCTAAATCACTCTATTTCATTCTAAATCTTTACAACGCGTTCTCAAAATGATAAAATAAAAATACCACGAATAACCGTACTTTACATAATATTGCAAAATCAGCGGTACAAAAAACATAATCCGCATAAAAAGTGCGAAGCGTGGCGAATAAAGCTATTAGGAGGAGCAATTCTATGGGTAAGAAAAAAGGTGGAAAACTTAAATGGGTAGTTTTAGCAGTTGTTGCCGTTGGAGTTATCGGTGCCGTTGGTGGAAATTCGGATTCAAACACCACGTCTTCTTCCAGCGCATCTGCAAAGACGGAATCTGCAAAAGAAACTGATACACCTACACCAATTGAATACACAGCCGTATCAGTCAATGATATGATGTCTCAGCTTGATGATAACGCACTTGGAGCATCTGATAAATACAAAGGGCAATACTTAGAAATCACTGGTAGACTCGGGAACATTGATTCATCTGGAAAATATATCTCCCTCTATCCTGACGATGAATATGCGATAATCGGCGTTCAGTGCCAGATTAAAAATGATGAGCAGCGTTCGAAAGTCGCATCAATGGCAAAAGGTGATACAGTCACACTAAAGGGAAAATGCACAACTGTCGGAGAAGTTCTCGGATATTCAGTCGATATTGAAGAAATAGAATAAAAATAAAAACCACCCCGGCATTGGCGTACCGAGGTGGCGTTTATACATCTCCGAAGAAATGTAATATTCTGGCAAAACATATTGTATCATCTTCGGAGCAGTCGAACAAGACAGAAAGTTTGTTCGGCTGTTATTTTTATACCTAAAAACAGCTATAAAGAAAAGAGGAATAAAAATGGCGAAGAAAAGAAAGAAATATCCAAAATTGCCGAATAACTTCGGCTCTATTCGGTATCTTGGCAAGAATCGAAGAAACTGCTATGCAGTGCACCCACCGGCTACACTGGATGCAACCGGAAAGGTGGTCCGTCCACCGGCGATCTGCTACGTTGATGACTGGCTGAAAGGATTCTCTATTCTGACAGCTTACAAAGCCGGCACGTATCAACCCGGCATGGAGCGGACTCTTGAGGTATCCCCTACAACCGACATAGATGCTCTTATAAGCCGCTTGATTGCTGACTACAATACAATCAAGGGTGTCGAGGATAAACACCCGGAAATCAAGAAATTGACGTTTTCAGAGGTATATGAGAAGTTTTACGCATGGAAGTTTCCAGAGGGTTCAAAACTTTCTTATAGTTCAAAGATAGCTTACCAGACCGCTTACTCAAACTGCACGGCTCTGTATAATCGTGTATTCGAGGATTTAAAAGCACCTGATCTGCAAAAAGTCATTGATGACTGCCCGTTAAAGCGTCAGAGTCTCATGGCGATTCTTACGCTGTTCAAGCAGATGTATAAATATGCTGTTTACTCAGAAATTGTAACGGAAAATAAGGCACTATACGTCCATGTCAATGCTGATAATGACACCGAACATGGAACGCCCTTTTCTGATCAGGAGATGCAGGTGCTGTGGAATAATACCGGCGATCCAGAAGTGCAGCTCATTCTTATTATGTGTTACTCCGGCTGGAGAATCGGTGAAGTGCTAAAACTTACGACCAACTTAGAAGAAAGATACTTCCAAGGCGGTATCAAAACAAAAGCCGGCAAAAACAGAATCGTTCCGATACATCCTGCTGTATATCATTTTGTTGAACAGAAAGTGCTGACGCAAGATGGAAAATTATGCGTGTATACTCAGCAGCACCACAGAAAAGCGTTATTCTATCCTACACTGGAACGTTTAGGAATAGTCGGTGATCCGAAGCACACTCCACATGACTGCCGGCATACATTTTCTGCCCTGTGTGAAAAATATGGAGTCAGGGAGAATGATCGTAAGAGAATGCTCGGCCATTCTTTTGGTGGAGATGTTACAAACGCGGTATATGGACACAGGACACTAGAAGAGCTCCGAACAGAGATTGAAAAGATAAAAGCCCCATTTGTGACTAACTGTGACTAACGGAATCTTATTTTATCAATTTTATTCATCACAATTCAGAACATAAAACGCGTGAAACCCTTGTAAAATCAACATTCTCAGCGATTTTGCAAGGAATTCACTCATTTCATTTTCATTATTCTAATTGTATTCAATCAGGATATTAATTAGAACTATGCAAATATCAGAAAGTCCTTTAAATACAGTACTTTGGAGGATATTCAATTAGGAAATGTTTTTTATTTGTGACTAACGTGTGTCCAACGAACTAATAGGATTTACAAAACGAAATGATACAATATGTTATAAGAAGCATGATTCCCGGGGTACTATCCCCGGGAGCTTTTATTTATGAATTTCTGAAATTCTGGTAAATACGCCCTTCGGGACAAACTCAAATACGAACCCATCATCATTCGGGTACGGGATTCTGACGAAGTACCATTTCAGCCCGGAACTGTCAGTTTCTGTGTACTTCATTACCTCTACAACTGCACCTTTTTTCAGCTTCGGAAACAGTTTAGATGGACTATTTTTGTTTGATTTTGTATAACATTTTGTGTCTTTTTTAATCTGTGCAATGTAGGCTCTGGTGTTCTGTTTTTTGACTGTATCTGAGTCTGAAACTGGCGTTGTATCTTTGATTAAACTGTAGTTTGGAGTGCAGAATTTTGTTCCAGGCATCTGGCTATTAAGATAGCTCTTTGCACAGACACCGCCGCCATTTGCGATTATACCGGATGCGCCGGAAGTGTTTCCTTCAATGGTATAGAACATGTCTCCAATCACGGCTGTTACTATACCGGTATGAGTAAATGTTCCGTTACGGTAAAAGATTACGATATCACCAATCTTTGGATTAGCATTCTTTGTAAACAGATTGCCAAGTGTCGGACAGTACACATAAGGCCAGTGTTTTAAGAGTTCCTTTGCTTTCTCCTGTCCAAAAGCTTTCATGAAGCACCAACTCACAAAGCCGGCACACCATGGCTGTCCTTGATAAGATGGCTTTACATCTCTCCAATATTTTGTATAATTATTTTCTCCGGCGTTTGCCGTCTTGCTATCGAGTTGGCTATTGCTTGCTTTTTCAAGATATCCAACTTCATTCTTTGCGATCTGGATTAATTTGTCAATTGCGTTCATACCTGTTTCCTCACTTTCTGGAAAATATGTCTTTAATGCATCGTAAACAAACTTCTGCCGGCTCTTATATGCCCCGACCTGGTTCCCTGTATCGGTCTGGCAGGCTGCATAGAGATTGTCGAGTGTATATGGTTTCTGAGTCTTTGCCAGAATCCTTGTTACTGCTCCCTGTCCACCTTGGTGTCTAAAGTTCACGCACATAGCTTGCCCTCTAGTGTCCGTAACGCCACTTTTAAAGGCTTCATCTGCATAGGCGACTAATTGTTCATCCATAAGGCTGTCTTGGCATTTAACGCCGATTCTGGACGATATAAGCTGAACGATTAAATTGGAGAACTGGCTGTTTCTGGAAATGTTAAAACAAGACCAATCTGCCTCCTGCACCTGTTCCCATAACCCGATATTATCCAGTCGGTTCCATGCTTCCGTATCTACATCATGAATCCGTTTCAAAAGTGTTTGCGCTTCGGTTGCGTACCACTGTCCTGCCCCGATTGTAATTGCGTGTTCTTCAGAAGAATTAGTGTAGGCTTCTGTGAAGTCCGAATAATCCTGCTGTCCGTAAACCTGTCCGCCGGTTTCGACTGCATAAATAATCTTTCTCAGGACGTTCTTTTGTTCAGTTGTCATGTTGTCCGCTCCTTTCACAAAGATTCTTACCTAATTCTGATTATAGCATTTAGCGTTAAGACATCTCTGTACCAATTTAAAAATCCGACAGGTGATTGCCTGCCGGATAATGTTAAATAACATATTTGTGATGATTGTATCTGACCGACTCTTGATTAACCTTTGCATAAATCATAGTTGTATGGAGATTTAAGATCGCTGCGTTTCGCTTCGCTACACTTAGCTAATAAGGAAGCAAGGGCGCACCCCGCCAGAATCAGAAGCACTGCCGTTGCGCGCACGACCATCGCCGTACACAAAGCAGAAATCCGTAGAGGATCGAACCGCTCTGAGCCAATACCATGATCTGCAAGATGAGATAAGAGAGTGATTATGTTGGAATGCTGCTAACTGAGACTTATTTGTGCCTGTATCAAATCCATTCTGAGAAGCCTGTGACCAAGCTCTTGTTCCATAAACCATCTCTTCATTCATGAGGTCAATCTGTCTTGAATACCAAGCCCAGTTGCTAGGAGCACCATTAGAGACAGTATCAACTAATAAATTTATATAAGTAACAATGTGAGCTTCACCGAAGTCCACCTTAATCTTTGCAAGAGCTTGATCAAGCCCAGACTTATACATCTTAGAACCCACATAACCACCCTCTGTGGTATTTGTATCATTCATCACATGACTGTACATCGGTGCATCAGGAACTACTAAGATGTGATGAGTATCTAAAGATGTGTCACCAGTTTTGTATAAATAATCGAAATCCATAAATCTATATGTAGTTCCATTGATTACAAGGTAGTCGCCACAATATAGATCCTTAAATGTACCATTCTTAATATTGGCAGACATTTCCGCAGTAAACTGTGTACCTAAGTTCTTGCCACGATAAATAGCATTATGAGCAGCTGCGTTATTTGCGCCAATAATAATATTTAATTCATTAATCGCTCCCAGAATCGTTTTGTCGTTCGTCTGAAGCTTCTCGAATACTTTGTCGGCGATTTTATTAAGAACAAAGTCTGACAGCTTGCTCAGCACACTCTTTTTCATTCCTGTACCGTCATTGATCAGAAATGCGTCAGTATCAGCTAAGGTGCCTCTGTCGGTGTAATTGATACCTTCGATTTTTGCAACTGCATTTCCGACTGCTTTTGCATCTGCAGCTTTACCAGATACCGTGAGTTCTTCATCCGTTCCGGATAAATAACTTCCTGCCGGCTGATAAGCTTTATCGGCATCCGTCTTTGTTACATAATCTTTTCCTTCAAGATATTTATTTACTGCATTTTCTATCTCTTCTGGAGTCAGTCCACTAATGCCTTTTTGACATAAATCGTATAAATATTTCTCTACCCGTGTAATTGGATCCGGGACATTTCCGGTATAACTCCCAGTTAATTTAGCAAGATATTTCTCTTTTCTTGTTATTGGATTATCTATCATAGTTACTCCTTTCTGAATGAATTTTACATTCCGAGACTGTCTATTTTAATTATATCACGTAGACGATTTATAGCTCTGTACCAATCAACTAATAGTACGGTCAGGGCTGAGATTTTGAGGTTATTTGGGTGAATAAGGGCTTATTTCTATTACTCTGTATAATACACTTTACATATTTCAATCCGCTTTTAACCAAGCTTTCATTTCTTCAAGGTCATAGAAAAGTTTTGCCCCGTCTGTTGTTACAATTTTCTTTACATTGCTGACAGGTAGGTAATCGGTATAATATGTATGATGGAATTGTATATAATGAAAATGCAAATTCATAAATGTATAGTTCCCGTTCCAAGAATATATCCCGTCTGAGTCTTTTTTCACTGCGGGTATCCCAGAAAACGAATATTGATTTGGAAGTTGTCCTTTACACGAATCATGTGGAATAATCCAAGGAGCGTCATCAGATACCGCCCCCATTGCAACGCTATAGACATCTGTATCAGGATGTTCTTTCGGCCTATATATCTTAACACAATACGCCATTTTTTTTGGAAGAATAGCGTCCACTGATGCGCGCATGTGATACCCTGCTTCATCAGTGGTTAATACTGGCGGTTGAACAATTCCTCCTATCGGGTCCATAACGTAAATACCTTTTTTAAACAAGAAGCATATGCCATATCTTACCGGTGGTATAATATCATCTTTTCTCCACAATAACGTATTCCCACCCCATATTTCTTTTGTTTCCTTACCTTTGACAGGAAATCCAGTGATTTCCTGTCTGTTCAAAAATGCCTTATATATCATCCTATCATTTCTCCTCGAATGTGAAATACAATGTATCTGCCCGGTCAGTTCCTGCGGCTACAAGAGCATCGTAATCCGCTTTCTTTATTCGCTTTACGCACCTTAATTGTGCCTTTTTTAATTGCTCAGAAGTGCTTCCAGAACCACCAGAACCGTCCGTAAAATCGTCAATCATTGCCGGTGAAAATTCAGAATCCGAACCGTCCGTAAATTCTGCGTAACTGATTGTCGGCATTTCAGATCGTGTAAGATTGACCGTTCCAGATATTTCGGGAGTGTATTTCCCCAACTGCTGGCTGTTACTATTAAACGGTGCATTGTTGGCAGAATAGGTGTCAATCATGTCTGTAGCGCCGATTTTGAGTGTCCTGCTCATGATGTATGAATGAACGTACCATTGCAGTTCCGTAGGTTCCTGATCGTCGTGCTGAATCTGCTTTTTGTAGTAAAGTTCGACTGCCTGTCCAACCATGTTCAGTGGGTTTCCCTGAACCTCGGCGGTATATCCCTGCGCACGATAATATTTCCGCAAATCTTGATTTACGAATACACCATAGCAAATCTTCATAATTGGTTCAGTCCTTGAAATGCCGCCATATTCGTCTGCATCCCAAACGTAATTCAGCCAATCTTCATTCCCGACAAAGAAACTATTTCTGTTGTAATAAACATTGTTATCATATGCTTCCTGCGCTGTGTAGTCGCCTTGTGTAAAACCAAAGGCTCTGTTCGGGTCAGGGTCACAAAATATAACATTCGGGAACCAGATTCTGCCCTCTTTTGCGGTGAAACTTTTGAACGTATCAAGGTGTACTTCTTCGTTATTGTAGTATTTATAAATGTTCTGATTACCGGTGGTCTGCCCGTATCTGTAACTGTTCTGGCGAAGCTTCAAATACTCAAATTTCCCATCCCTATTCATCCATCCAAAGCGGTCATTCTGTAAACATAAATCTTTCAAAATATTGACTACATTCATCTCGTTTGAGTTGTTTGTATCAGGGACATAGGTGTCGTCCCAATGCAGTTTTGTACTGACTTGTTCAAGCCCCAAAAACTCAAATAATTTATCCCTAAATTGCTTTTGAGTCAGCTTTTTCTTCTTGTCAGTCGTCTGGTTTTTGTACCATCTGGCAATGTCAGTATTTCGTAATTTATACAGATAATCATATGCGATAAAATTACGTGTCAAGGAATTTGCTTTTCGTTCTGCACTGTCGATTTCACCTGTGAAAATTTTGATCCTTGTTCCTTTTCTCTCGATGTAAACTTCAATTTTTCCAGATGGATAAAACTCTTCCGAAGTGCCATTGAACTGATCGTGGTGAGCCTGAAACGTTATCTGGTTGCAGACGCAACCTCCGAAGATAAAATACTGTTCAGAGCAAATTGACTCCTGCAAAGTAAGCGTATTCTGGTCGATATTTTCATTTGTAAGGTCAGCAAATTCGCCGTTAATCCAGTGCACTGTTATTTCTATTGGTTCGGTTTTCTCTTCTTCAACATCACCGGAACCGCCACCAGAGCCGCCACTTGAACTATCATCAAATGGGTTTTTCCCGTCGTTCGTGACTTTAATTTGAAAACTGTCAGAACCAACGAATTTGGAAACTCCGTTGACCGTGGAATTATAAGAAACTGTGATGGTCTTAGAACCTGCGGTGGAACTATCGAAGCCAGAAATATCATAACCTGTAATTTCTTCTTCTGTTCCGTCATGCCTTACCGATGCAACAGTCAGCCCGGACGGGTCGAATGTTTCTCCGATTTTGTAATAAATCTTGGATGGAAAACTTGTGATTCTTATTCCAGAAAGGTCATATACAGTCACTTTAAAAGTAGTGGTATGTGTTTTGTAGGTTACTGTGATTGTCTTTTCACCAACAGATGAACTATCGAAGCCAGATACTTCATATCCAGTTGTCTTTATTTCTGATGTACCGTCGGTATATTTAACAAGGATGGATAATCCGGTGGAATCAAAGCTGTCGCCGGAAAGAAATTCTGTTTTTTCTGGAAGCGTATTAACTTCAATTTCCGATACATCAACCACTGTTACTGTGAAACTTGTAGTGCGTGTGCTAGCCAGAACAGTAGGCGCTTTATAGGTTACCGTGACAGTTTTCTCTCCAGCAGAAGAACTATCGAAACCAGATACTTCATATCCAGTTGTTTTTATTTCTGATGTACCGTCGGTATATTTAACAAGGATGGATAATCCGGTGGAATCAAAGCTGTCGCCGGAATAGTATTTCAACTTGCGTGGGAGTGTTTCAATTTCAATTCCATCTATATCAATTGCTAAAACGTCAAAAGATGCACTTTGTTCATCGAATTCAAAAGTTATAGTATTATTTCCACGTTTTGTGAGAATGTTCGGAAATGAAGAATCAATACTTCTTATTGGTACCAGTTCAGATGTATTATTGTTATAATATGCAGTAACTACAAGCCCTGTACTATCAAAAGCCTCACCAATAAGATATTTAACCTTTGATGGCATGTGAGTAATTTCGAGTTTTTCCACTCGGACTAACCACGTGATTGTACCTGTGGCTCCCCATGGGGAACCTGAGATTTCATTGGTTTTTTTATTTAGAGCGATATTTGTCGTTGCTTTCGTGGAAAAGGCGTTTTTGTCGATTTTAATCACACTCGCAGGAATCAAAACATTGACAAGCTGAGTATTAGAAAATGCTAACTTCCAAATGAATTTAACGCCGTTTGCAATCTCTAAATTTTTAAGCGAGGTGTCCGAAAATGCACTTTCTTCAATACTTGTAACACTTGCAGGAATAGTAATTTCTGTGATTTTGCTACAGCTCGAAAAACAATATGCTGGTATTCTAGTTATTCCGTTTTCCAGTGAAACACTCGATAATTTTGAGCATGAGATAAATTGTCTATTTCCATTCCATTTTACACTTCCGGAAAGAGTTAGATTTTCTATTGTACTATTGCCATGAAAGGCTTCATTTTCTATGGTGCCGCCACGAATAACTGTATTCTTTGCTGATATGTTGTTTATATAAGTACTTCCGCTGGTTTTGAATAGTGCGCCGTCTCCACCCATTTCCAAGTGTTCAAGTGTGCTCCCTTGAAAACTATATTGCATGTTTTTTAATGTAGACGGAAGGATTAACTGTGTGAGCAGTGGGCATCTATTAAATGCTAAATCAGCAATGGATTCGAGACCATCATGGAATGTAACTTCTCGCAAATTTGAAAGACCAGAAAAGCTTCCGCTTCCTATTTCGACTATTGCTCCTGGAATATCTAAAGTTTCGATATTTAGGCAGTTAGTGAAGCAATAATCTCCAATTTTGGATAATGACCGTGGAAAAGAAATCTCTGTTAACTTCGAGCCTCCGAAGTTTGTGTATCCTATTTCGGTTAATGTTTCTGGAAAAGAAAGTTGCTCAAGATTTGTGACGTTCGTTCCAGGAAACATTTGATTTGGAACTTTAGTAACGCCATCCCCAATATTTAGTATCTTTACACGATTTATAATGGAATTTGGCGTATCTTCTATTAATGCCAGAGCTTTGAATTCACCTGTTCCAATTATATTCATTTGTCCGGTTTCAAGATCAAAAGTGGCTGTAACGTCTTCTTGATTTGGAACGCCTATCTGTACGGTATATGAATCCAATATAGTGACTGGAATTTCGGCAGTAACACCAAAATAATCAACTATTGCGATTTTTAGTCCTGCTGTTGAAGTATCAACTTGGCTGACAGTGAATCCATCTTCTATGTTTTTTTCAGTAATTCCATCGCTATATGTCGCTTGAATATAATACAAACTTACATTGCTTGTGTCTCCAACAAAATAAGATGTACCGTTAGCTCTACTGTATGAAATACTTACAGGAGTCATAATTGTTACGTTAAGTTCTGTAGTTAGAACGTTGTAATTTACGGTAATTGTATTTACTTTCGGAGAGCTACTGTCAAATCCAGAATAAGTACAATCTTTTGTAACATCTATAGTATTTCCATCACTTGCCGTTGCAGTTACCACAATTCCCGTAGAATCAAATTCTTTCCCTATGTGATAATTCACCTTGCTTGGCATAGTAGTTACTGATATGGCGGTAATAGAAGCTTCTGAGACGGAAATCTCAAATGTTGTGGTCTTGCCAGATGCAGTAACGGTTATGGTCTTTGTACCTGCGGAACTGCTGTCAAAGCCCGATAATTCATAATCAGTGGTGGCTTCTGATGTTCCGTCATTGTATGTTTGAGACACCACAAGGCCTGTGCCGTCAAATAATTCGCCCTGATAGTACGTGGTCTTATTTGGCATTTTTGACACAGTAATCCCGGTGACATATTTGTCAACAAATTTCTCATAGCTAACTGCCTGTGATACACCTGCGTTCTTTACCAGAATCGAAACCGGAACCGTAGAAGATACGGAAAGAGTTAGGTTTGTTGTGGTTTTACCGTCGGTGATTGACGATGTACCGGTGTATGAACTGCTTGTAGGTCTCTGAACAACATTGATAAATAATGTCTGCCCCTCTATCAAGAATACTTCGTATTTCAGCGCATATGACGAGGATGTACTTGAATAATATACATATCCTTCTACTCTGATTTTGAGGAATCTTTTTCCCGACGTAAGCGTTCCTTCCTGTCGGTAAATATAATAAACCGCGCCATCCCTGCGCCAGATTTTAAGTTGTTCGGCGTTTTTCCCGAATCCGATAAAATTGTTACCAGAAACATATATAGTACTGGCAGTCTTTCCTGCATAGGTAAACCAGTCAACGCCCGTGACCCTAACTACATCATTGTCGTTCTTCTTGTTGTTAACAATAGCAGTCATCCCGGTCGTTGTATTCAATAAACTGTCAAAAGATACTGTATCTGCCATAATCATCCTCCCATTTATAAAATAAAAGAGCACATGAGCTGTGACACCCATGCACTCTAGTTGTTAGTATTCGATCAGTGCGATTCGGATGCTTGAATAAAAGACCATCCCTCTTTTTTTATCAATTTCATTGATTATAAAGTCAATATCTGGAACATATACTTTTGCATTCGTATATGTATTTGTTTCGTCATTCCAGTAGGTGATATTTGCTTTGCGCTCTTGTTTATTGATAATTGAGGAATTCATTACATTTTGAATTCTTATTTTTTCTTCCAGAGTCAAATCGTCAACTGTTTCAAATTCTATCTTTGTGCGATAGTGTGGGAGCGTATCCCTGTGCAAATATCCTTTCATATCTGTCCACGGATCATTTTCAAGTCTTTGATTCGGTGTGCTTTTCCATGTTGCTCTTTTGATAAATTCATGTGGAAATTCTTGAGTCCCGAATTTTAATAACCATCCCTGAAAATTCCCTGAACTAAATTCACTCATGCACTCACCTACCCTTCAAAGATTCCGAAGCCTGTCCGGTTCCTGTATTGTCCGTTCTGATCGCGAAGCCAGCGGATAAATTCATTTCCGTCAATATTCAGCACAATGTACTGAGGAGAACTTCCACCATTGTTTCCGGATTCCTTCAGAGCATCCATCATTGCCTGTTTCATGGTCGAAAGAGGAGATACAACCTCTGTCTCACGCTTATTATCGCCGAGGATTGCAGCAAACTCTCCAGCGTTTCGTGGCACAACTGTACCTTTTGCCAAGTATGGAATCTGTGGCGCTGTCATTGTTGGAATGCTGAATCCCCAAGTGTTTCCACCTATTCCAGGAACCCATCCAGGAACTTTGATTTTCATCTTATTAAGAACTCCAATTGCGGCATTGACACCAGCAATAATTCCTCTGATCATTCCGTTTATCAATCCGATTACGCCATTAATGGGAACTTTTGCGATTCCCACAAGTGCTTCAAATACATTCTTGAATATATTTTTTACATTGTTCCATGCTTCTCTCCATCCATTCACGAAATCTGTTTTTACCCAGTTTATAAGAGATTTGAATTTGGATACGATAAAAACTACTTTCTCTTTTATAGAATCCGACAATATAATTACTATATTTGACACCTTTTCTGTTAACGAGTTCCATTTATTTACAAACCCTTCTGCAAATGACCGTGTTTTTTCGCCTATCCAGTCAAATATGTTCCCGAAGAATTCTTTTATGGAATCCCAGTTTTTCACGAGAAGAACACCAGCTGCAATTATTCCGCCTATTGCTGCTATAATAAGTCCTCCTGGTCCGATTGCTGTTGCAATTGCAGATATGCCTCCAAGTATTCCACCAGAGCCTGTCATAAGGGCAATTAAGCCTTTCAACGCAAGTCCAATATTGCCGATATTACTGATAAGTGTAGTAATCAATGGGATAATCTTTGCTGTTGCAAACATTCCTATCAGCGCGGCCCCAAACGCTTCGACTAAAGTCTGATGTTCTCCGAGGAAGTTTAAAAAACCTGATACAATATTAATAAGTGTAGGAACGCCTGTTTCAATCAACCACTTCAATGATGGTAAAATAATATTGGTATATATCCATTCAAGAACATTTCCAAGTGCTTCGATAATTGGTGCAAAGGATTTTGTGAGGTTCTTAATAGAATCCAGTAACGGATAAAAATCAAGTTTTCTGGCCCAGTCCGCTGTTGCTTTTGTTATCTTTTCAATAAACTCAAGAACTTTCTGAAAAGCATTCGCTAAATTTTGAATAATTTTTGTTCCAACATTATTTTTGTTCCATGCTTTAGATAACTGACTTGCAATATTTCCGATTATCTTGAAAATGTTCTGAAAAATCCGAAGCATGGTAGATAGCATTTTCGTACCTGTTCCATTTGTCCAGACTTCCATAATACTTCTTCCGACACTCTTTGCAAGTTCAGCAAGATTGGAAAACATATATCTTGCAGCGTCAATGGTGTTCTTACCCTCTCTGTTCCAAGCCTCCTGAAAAGGCTTCCAGAGTTGTTTAAGTATATCAGATAACTTCTTTGCAGATTTGCTGAGTTTGTCAATCTGGCTTTCTCCTTTTGCCAATCCTCCGTAATCTACCTGTCCAACATTTCCGAGGCTAATATTGTCTGCCTTTACGGCAGGCGTTTTTGTCGCACCAGATATCGCATCCGCCGCTTCTTTTCCAATAACCTTTAATTCGTCAAACGGAGCAATACTCTTTTTTAGAGCCTTGGTCTGCTTATTTAACGCGCTTGTGCTGTCCTTCGTGGAATCTGTTACATTCTGCGTAGCATCAGCCAGACTATTAGCTCCATCAGCAGCGCTGTCATAAGCATCTTCTGTGGCTGACAGATCAGTTCCAGCAAGTCCCGCTCCACTAGCTCCCGTCTGCCCGGATGATTTGTTTCCGGTTATCAGTTCCGTGAATGACTTAAAAGCATTTGCTACTGTTGCTAGTTTTGCCAGCAATGTGTTAATCACCTTGATAACCGGCGTGAAGATATTAATCAATCCCTGTCCGATCGTTGCCTTAAGAGACTGAATCTGCAACTGCATTACTCTAACCTGGTTCGCCCAGGAGCCGGATGTTCGTGCAAAATCTCCAGAAGCTGCTGAAAGCTGTTCTGTTACGAATTTAAGACGTAATGCAACCTTTTCCTGTTCGGTCATTTTAGATGTGGTCTTGCCATACCCATTTGCCAGTGCATACTGGTCAAGAGCTGTCTGTGTCATTACAACGCCAAGGTCTTTTAAGGTCTCTGTTTCGCCCGTAAACACTGATTTCAGCTTAATATAGGCCAAGTCCTGGCTGATGTTGTAGAATGATGCTACATCGCCGGTCAGCTGCGTTAGAGCCGTTGACATGTCGTAAGCCTGCTGTTCTGAGAATCCGAACGACTTAGACATTGCTCCGAATGTACCAACGTACTGCTTCGCCATTGTTTCGGATAATCCGGCTGAGGTCATGGCGTTCTTCGCAAATTCATTAACCTTATCAGACATGGTTGTAAATGTAACATCGACCACGTTCTGAACTTCTGCGAGGTCAGAGCCGAGTTCCACACACTCTTTTCCGAACTGCACTAACTTGCCAACTGCAAACGCTCCACCAATCAGCAGACCGATTTTTTTCACAGCACTTCCAAGGCCGTTAAATGACTGTTTTATAGCTGATACACCTTTTTGAACACCGGTTGTGTCTAATCTGGTATCAATAATGACTGAGCCATCAGCAGCCATGTGTCCACCTCCTAACTATTTGAGGTTAAGCATCTCGTTAAGCTTATCTTTATAAGCCTGTTCCTCTTCAGAGAGACGCGTTTTTATATCAATAAGATTCTTGTTATCGTGGTAGAATTTCTTTTCCCATTTATCTAATCTTTCGCCAAAAGCTTTTTTTGATCGAATCCCGATAACTGTATTAAGCAAGCATTCTCCTGCTTCCATGAAATATGAAAAAAATGTCCACCAATGCATATAAGGTACCGCTCTAACTTCGCTATGAATTACCTTGTTTACCGCCGGAATAATCATTTCCCCATCCTGTTCCCAGTCAATTAAACGGGGCTTAGGCTTGTTCGGATTCTCGTCTTTTTGCCCGCAGTCAATAAATTCACACGCTTTTTTACATGCTTCTTCCAAATATTCTGGCGGAATATCCTGCCAATTCTCATAGAGAATTTTCAGCATCACTTCCACTTTCCCATATTCATTTAGATTCGGGTCGTTCTGTGCAATCAGAATATCTATGATTGCTCGAAAATCCGTTCTGATAGAAAAATCCACCCCACTGATATTTAGTGAGGTGGGTAACTCATAAGCGGTCATTTTGCGTATTTCTCCGTATACTTATCAACAGTAGCCTGCATTTTTTTATTTCTTTTTTCAATTTCCGGTGCAATTGCTTCTGAAATCTTATCAAGCACGATATATGCAAAAACCTGACCGTTTGGGAATACAGTTGTTGCGGTGATCGGCTCTTTGAATAAATCCATTGAAGCCTCATACCCTAACAGATAGTTCATTTTATCTTCAATCTGCTTGTTCAGATCCGCCATTTCTTTACTTGATGTGACCTTCTGAATGCTGTCCTGCATCTGTTCAAAAAACGGTTCGATTTCCTCTGCTCTTGCTGCAACATTAATGTCGGTAGGGTTTATCTTAAATGAAGAAAATACTTCTCCCTGCTTGTTTGTGAATGTAAAAATAAGAAATCCATCATCAATGTTTGTGTTAATTGTCTTTGCCATTTTTTACGCCCTCCTAAAAATTATTCGCTGTCAGCTGTGAATGAGCCGGAAGTAATGTCAAATTTACCTTTGACGCGCTCTCCAACGTAGTTCACGGTAAACGGAATCTGATAGCCGGATGTATCACCGCCGTAGGAAGTCGGCACAACATGACAATCCTGCTTGTATGCTTCGTATTTACCGGCTGTTGCTTCTTTCCAGAGGTGTACTTCAACTGCACTTGTTTTTAGATTATCATCTTTAAGGCGTTCATCTACGATCTGCTGAAGCTTTTCAAACAGGTCTGATGTGGTGTCTGCATAGAACGGATCAGCGTCAGAAGAAGCTTCGTAGCCATTATGTTTAAATGTGGATTCTCCAAGAATATTCTTAGATGTTTCAGTATCCGGGTTGAGGTCAATATTGTACTCTTCCAGATCTTTTCCAAGACGCTCATATTTTGGTGTCAGTCCTCCACAAAGAGAACCAGAATCAATGTAATGAGCCATATATTTACGATCAATTTTTCCTGTTACTGGCATAGAAATGTCCTTTCTGCCTATCATTTTAAAAAGGCTGTGTAGGTTAGCGACTATCTCTAATTGATAGCCGGTTGTTACGTTATATTACTTCATAAGTGTTTTCGTAGCGTACCGATAATGGTAATAACCAATCCTGTACACCGTTCTCCTGTGGCTCTAAGCCATAAGAGTTATCACGTGTGATACGTTTTATCACTCGCCCCTGTGAAAGCTCTGGAAACGCATTTAAACGCGTCTCAGAGCCATTTATAACAACTGGTTCCCGGCATATCCATTTACCGAGACTGTCCAGAAACTTCTGAACAGATAACTTCTGCCGTTCCTTGTCGGATGCTGTTCGGTACACTACATAAAATGGGTACTGGCATACCTGATGCATTACTCCACATACATCTTCTTTTTCTGAGTAGATCAAAGCTCCGTTGTCTGCTGAGAACGCAATTCCGGAATCTTTGTTCAGTTCTTCAAACTTGATACTTTCGCCCTGATATAATCCGGGGTACTGATTCAGAAGTGCTTTCATAGCATCTGTCAGAATCTCATACCCGGTTGCATCTTTGCCAATTGGCTTATCTGCCATGTCTACCGCCTCCTGCCTGTGCTTTTACTTTACGAATCCATGTGCTGCCGTATTGTCGTTTTGCGGCATCAAACCAATGGTCTTGTGCCCGTGGGTGCGCTTGTTTGGTGTATTCAAGATTCTCCTTTGCGGCTGTCTGACCAGAAAACTGACTGACAAGAACTTTCTTTGCTCCACGTCTTGCGTAGGGACTTCCAGTTGCTTCATCAACCATTCCTTTCCCCTCATACAAAAAACGTCCATAAGGTGCCACCGCCGCACATACTTTCCCGGTTCCTTGTAAGGATGCACTCTCAACTCTTGTTCGGTTGATAAAGTCCCCTGTAATCATCGGCATGAACGGAACCATACTGTCCATGACCATTCCATCAAGGAGATACTGAGCTTCTTGATACTGTCTGGAGAATCTATCCATATTCAGTTTAATTTTCATATCTCCATCAACTACGGAGAATCCTTTGAAATGATGAATTTTACTCATATTACTTACCCAAAATTTCGAAATGCGGAATCAGCGTATACGGACCGCCAACACTGGTAATCTTAAACACGTTATCCTTGTTCTCGTTCATGTACTGGTAGAATCCATTTCTGTAATCACCATCAGTGACTGTTCCACCAGTCCACTCACCCTCCCAGAAGAACGATTCGTCGGAGAATGTGATAGTATCTTCCAGAGCATTGTTAATCTGCCTTTTCCACTCCTTCGAAGGCACCCATGGAAGAATCTTGCCGTCTTTATCAGTAATGGTTATATCGCCGTTCTGGACAGTGTATCGAACGTGTAACTGTGCGTTGTCAGTTACATCTGGTCCGTACTTTTTGAGTATCGCTCCCTTATCCGTAATGAGATCGACACCGGATAAAACATGAGGATACCAGTACGCATCTCTTGTCGTGGCTGATTCGTAATAATTAAAAACCGTCACCGTTTTTTCGTACATGATATCCTCTCCTTAATTATTCTTTCTGCACTGTCTGCTTAATAACCTGATTCACACCAGTGGCCGACAACCCATTAAACATACCGACTGCAACTGCCGTGATATAATCCGTTGCCGGGAAGTCCGGGATAACTCCCATCCCGACAGCTCCGAGAATTCCGCCAATAACCGCCATGATTACCGGAATCCATTCATCAGAGATTCTTTTTGATGCTTTACAGCCAATTCCTACGATGTAGCAAATCATAACGATTGCTACGCATGAGCCTAATGTTGAAATATCCATTCTTTTCACCTCACATCTGGAATATCAAACTGTTTGTATGTACCTGTAAATGAAAACTGTTTTCCACATTTACAGCAAGTTTCCGTAATGGTACAAGTCTTTTCTTTGTCATTACATTTTGATTTAGCAGGACTTTTAAATCTGTGCCCGCCAGTTAAAAAGCACATTACTGTATTCATTTCGTTTACACCCCCGCATAAAGAACTAGTATTCCATCATTCGTCCTTACTCCCATCAACAGCGGTAAAGCTGTCTTAAGAAGTAAGTCGTTTGTTTTCTGCACGTCCCCAGCGGCGGCATACACCGCACTCCATTCCTTTGCACTCGATCCAATCTGCTGTGGTGTGGCGTAAGAGATGGATTCACTGCCGGAACTTACAGATGTTACAACGCCTGTAGTGCTACCACCGGACCCGATTGCGGTTGACGTACCGCTCACAGCGGCATTGGTAGCATTCTTTTCAGCAAGCTCAATCTGATACATTAATTCAGTCAATGAACAGACTGTCTTTTTGATACGCTTCTGTGAGCGTTCGTTTGTCGGCAGTCCGTCCACCAACCTGTCGGATGTCATTAAATCCACAAAATTACTGGCTTTTTCTGCCAGTCGGGGAAAGTCGGCTTCTGGCACGACTGAGCCGAAGTATGAAGTTGTATAAAAATCATAATCTGCATAAGCCATGCCAGTTACCTCCTGCGATCATCATTTTGCTGTTACAGTCGCGTGTCCAGCACTCAGTGATTTATAGGTACTGTCGCACTCAACCACTGTGATTACCTGCCCTGTTGCTGCGGTAATATCAGATTCTCCATCCCATGCGCTCCAGTTCTTTACATTCTGTCCGTAGTCTACGGAAGTCTCAGAAGATGCGACTTTGTACTTGTACACATTTCCTGCACTTGCTTTTGTCGGAGTGACAGTCACTTTTGTATCTCCACTTTTACTTCCTGCTGCGGAGTTTACAGTGAGAGTTCCAAGTGTATGAGTTGCGTTGATAGTTCCAACAGCAATAGCATCAATGTACTCTGCAAAAAGTGTAAGACCCATGATCGCAAACGCTTCAGATACTGCTGTATGGTAATTACCCTGTGTATGAAATCCGATCAGATTCGTTTCACCGGATACAGTATATACAAGACCCGCTCTTGCGAAATCAGATTCATTCGGATCCACGTAGTAGAGAACGATGTTTTCTACAGGTGTAGCGATTACTGTTCCTCTTGGAATCTCACTGTCAGATAACAGGAAGATTGTGTTGAATCCCATGAAGTCTTTCATGTACTGGAAGCCGAACTGGTTCTGAATAGAAATCTCAGCTGCTCCGATATACTCGTACACATCCAGAATGTTTACAAACCCAACAACACCAGTCACATTTCTGTGCATCTGCTTGAATTTGTTTTCTACACGACCCTTAGCCATCGCCAGAGCCATCTGGAAAGTGGTTTCCGTGAATGAGAGAGTACCTGTTTTCAGATAGTTGTAAAATCTTTCGGTAACATTGGTCTGAAGCTGGAAAAGGAATTCATCATCAGTCATCTGAACAGCGTTCTCATAACCGTGATCCTTGATTGCTTCGATAGATACAGCCTTTGCGTACTTTTCAATGGTCATTTCCGCATAGGTCTTTTCTTTTACAGTAAACTTGCTGTAAGGGATTTCCTCACCCTCACCAACATTTCCATTCTGTAATGTACCCTCTGCATATTTTGATTTAAGAACCGCTCCGGGTGTCTTTTTGATTGGACGCATGATGCCAAGGATTTCACGTAAGTGTTCCCAGTTTCTCTCGAATCTGGTAACGAAGTCAATCTCACGTGCCGTTACCTGAATATCATTTGTCATAATAAGATTAGCTTTTGCTGCCATAAAAAATCCTTTCTGCCCATAATTGTTAAGGTATTGGGTTAGCGGCTATACTCTGGTGTATAGTCGGTGTAAAAAATCACTGGAATAACTGGATATTCTGAGCAATTGCAGCCTGTCTCTCGGACGGGTCTTTGATTGCTTCGATGTCCTTCTTTGTCATACTTCCCGGTGTCCGCTGCTGCCCAATGTGAGTGGTAAATCTTGCCTGACTTTGCTGAGCCTGCTGCTGAGATTCATCCACAAAAGCGGATGCATCAGACTGTTTCATCTGCTCAATCAAATCATTCAGCCCAAGGATTTTACCGTCTTTTAGCTTAAGACCTGCTTCTTTAATGTCTGCCATGACTGACCTTTTTGCAGCCTCACTGGAAAATTTAACATCATCAAGTGCTGTTTTAAGCGCGTCTGAAAAATCGCGGTCATAGATCTTTGCGTTGAATTCCTTCTCCGCGTCCTCGGCTTTCTTCTTCCATCCAGCAAGCTCTGTCTGAATGTTCGCCGGATCGATACCGTCAAACCCTTTTAAGGTTTCTTCTGCTGTCTCAGCACGTTCTTTCCAGTTATCGCGTTCGCCCTCGACTTTTGACAGAGTTTTCGCTACTTCTTTAGCATTCTTGTAATGTTCAGAGAGTGCTTTCTTCACATCTGCCTGTTTGTCTTCCGGGATTTCAATTCCATACGATTTTAATGTGTCAATAAGTTTCTGCATAACATCCTCCTGGTCGTGTTTATTGACCTGCCGCCGCAGGTAAATGGATTAAGCCAGTTAGACCACTGGCAGGGTAATGAAATAGGCGGAATTGAACCGCCGACACGCACCCTATGCGGATGTTGCTCTACCAACTGCGCTATATTTCACTGCACTTTTCGAACTGTCCGGCAGTTAACAGGATAAGCGTTAACCTTTACCCATGGGATAATTTACCCGAACCATAGACCGCCTGCAAACAGACAGCATAATTCTGAGTAAATAAGCGGAACGCCCGGAATCGAACCGGAACCCAGGGCGCGACCCTGCCAGTCTACCATTAACGTACATTCCACATAACCCGGATTCCCGGGTTAGCAAGATATTTAACGTGTTATGCCTACCACGAGTTGTTTCGGATATTTATTTCTTTTTTTTAAGAAAAGTATGAGTAACAAAAACCTTAATCAAGGAGGTGAGCCATCTTGCGTGCCAGATGACAAATACGCACGGCAGGACTCGAACCTGCTTAACTTTCCGTTAAAGCGTGCGCACCAGCTACTAAATTAAAGAAAGGAGGATTAAAACGAAAATGTCAAAACAACCGTTTTACTTGTGCTTCCTGCTGCACAATTACATTATAACAGATTTATTTTAACTACCTCTCTACCACTTTTTGCGTTTTTAAAGCATATCGCGAAGTTTTTCTACGTATCTCTTGACAAGATCGCGTTCCTCCCGGCACTCTGCATCCTTGGACATATCGCTCATTTCTGTTGTGAGTTCGTCCAGATGTTCTTCCAGAGCGGCAAGCATCTTCCTCTTGCAGTCTTCAGACTTGCCGGAACGATAGCTCTGTTTCTGTGTCATATAGTCGTCATAAGCATCTCGCCCATCAGAGCGGCTGTAATGTCCTCTGACATAATGTTCACCGCGTCTGGCATAAGAACTGCCCCTGTCGTAATCTGGCATCATTCTGCCATCATTTGTGCTGTATCTCCCCATGCTGTCGCGTTTTCTTCCACGTTCGCTGTAATCGTCATTGTATCCACCACGCATCTCATCAAGGACAGTGTTGTAATACTCCACCTTTTTATCCCAGTACTGAGTGTTCTTTATATCTTTGTACATATCAATCAGTTTGTATGTCATTTCCAGATTCCCGGTGGTCAGCCCATTGTCAGCTATTTTGGAAAGTTCATCTTCGATTCTTGCGCATAAGTCTTTAATATCTCTCATAATCACACCTCCTACGCTTCTCTGGTTACAACAATGTTTGCGTTCGCAACAGAAACAGCCTGATCGCTTGTATTCTCTACTGCGATGTTAACGCAACATCCACGAGGTACATCAATATAAATGCCAGAGGACACATTATTATACTGGTCTACTGCTGCCGGTGTGGAAATCATCTGTGAAGATAATACAGGTTCGCTAGAGATTGCAATAGCCAGAGAAATAGCTCCGACAGTACCGCCCGTTGGAATTGCGATATTACCAGAAAAGTCCACGAAGAATCTAGCTTTACACTGATTGGTTAAACCTCTCAGTGTAATGATTCCACTTCCCTCTCTGTGCTGAATGCAGTTAGACCCTTTAACTGCTGTGTTTGAAAATACTACGTTTCCATTTGCTGCTACCGTCTGAGCAGCTACATTTGTAAATTCTGCCATAAAAATACTCCTTTCATATCACAAAAGGACAGGTCTCAGCCTGCCCCTCTGTGTAATACGGCATAAGCCGACATAATCATAAAGATTAAGATACTATTATTTACTTTTTAAATATTCCGGTATGCTCATTCTTGGAAGCTGATGTTTCCCTACGGACTCTTTTCCGAAAAGGCATTCTTCCGGTGTCCATCCCGCTCGATACCTATAACTAAGAACTTCTTTTCCAACGCCAAGTTCTTTTGACCACTGTGACAATGTTTGCTTTTTTCCGCCATATTCAATAAATGAATTATTACGCTTATTGTTCGCCTGTTCTTCCATCGGTATCCATTTACAATTTGATGGTTCATAATTCCCATTTACGTCTATTCTTTCAAGTGTAAGTCCCTCGGAATATCCGTTTAAATACGCCCATTCTCTAAAGCTCCAAAAATCAATCCATTCATCACACATTTTTATTCCTCTTCCGCCATAATTTTTATAGCTGGGAGTATTTTTATTGTAACATCTTGATTTTATGGAACTCCACTTTTTATAAAACTTCCCTGTAGACTCTCCATGACAAGACCTTGTTTTTTTTGCATAATAGCTTCTAAGACATCCACAAGAAGTACTTGTGCCTCTTTCAAGATTATATTGATAGCATTCAACATATTTTCCACATTCGCAGCGGCAAAGCCATAATGTGTTTCTATTTTTTTTGCCTACTATTTTTACAACCTTTAAATTTCCAAATACCATACCTGTTAAGTCTTTGGCTTTGTGCCTACAGCCGCAACTCGTTATATGTCCGTTTCTTAAACCTTTTCCGCTTTTTACTACGATTTTCCCACAATCGCACTTACATTTCCAAGAATGATAACCTTTTTCACTCTTTCCTGCGTATTCCAACACTGTAAGCATGCCAAATTTTTCACCAGATAAATCTTTTATTGCCATGTACCTAACCTCCTTCTTTTTTTATATTATATCAGAAATTAGGTACATAAACAATTCTAATTTTTCTGTCAAAAAAAATTAACAATTACAATTTCCATTACATCCGCATCCAGAATATGGATATGGAGCCGGGACTACGTAGGATGGCACAGGCATAGGATTTATCCTACGAATCAGTTCTGCTGTCTGCGCTTCCTGGTTTGCCGCAATGTAAGCATTCTGTGCGGACTGAGAAGCCGCCAGTTTAAGTGCCTGATTCTCTGCTCTAAGGTCTGCTGTCTCTTTCTGGCAAAGATAATCAAGAATGGCACGGGTGTTGCTGTTCTGATTGTCCAGAATATCTCTGGTGTTGTTGTTCATTGAGTTCTGGATTGCACAAGTACTGGTAGCCATATCATATCTGATCTGAGCCTGTCCCTCCCTGTTGTCGCAGCAACACTGAGCTAACTGAGACTGCAATGCGTTTGTATTCTGCATATTTGCTACAGTGTCATCATTAATAGCCTGCTGAATGCCGAAACCAGTCTGCATGATGTTTGTGTTGATTCCGTTAAATCCGGTAAGCATACCGTTATTCACTGCATAGAATCCGTCACAGAGACCGTTATTGATTCCGTCAAGCTTGCTGATCACTGCGGAATTGTCGAATCCTCTCTGAATATCCGCCTGAGTAGCTGCTGTGGCTGCATATCCGCCGCCGTTTCCATTATTGCCCCATCCGTTGTTTCCCCATCCGAAGAAAGCAAAAATGAATAAAACAATAATCCACCAACTACCATCTCCACCAAACATGCCGTCATTATTTCTACCGTTTCCAGTAGCAGCGGCAATATCTGCTAAGCTATAATTTCCATCCATAATATAATCTCCTTTTTGTGTATTTACATCAATCTGGCCAGATTGTAATGTACTATTTCATTCCTTTCAGCATGTGCTGAAATTGTCCTGCCATCTGCTGAACCTGATTAAGTTGCTGTTGGGAAATCCGTCCAGACTGTAGCATCTTCTCAACTTCTGCTTTTGGGTCCCCCTTAAAATTTTGCTTAAACTGCATAAACTGCTGTATCATCTGCATTGGCCCGTTTCCCTGTGACATCCCACCGCCAAGTGCGTTAAATAATGGATTACTCATCTGCGTTTCCTCCCTTGATTGCTGATTCCTGTACGGTATTAGCTCTAACAGGTTCAGAAAAAGAATTTAATCGGTTTATGATAGCTTCGTATTTGCCCTTTAAATCGTCATATTCCTGTCGTGTGACGTATTTACTGTCCATATTCTGAACAAGCTGTTTAGGTGGCATCTGAGTACCTACTTCATGATACTCAAACGTCCGTAACGGCTGTGGCATACCAGAAGCATCTGTGGATTTTATAAAGAATTTCTCTGATTCTGAATCCATCAGTAAAACGCTTGTCCCAGGTGCTACCAGATAGGATTTTGCACCAACTTCGCCGGATACCCACAGGATGCCACTATTATTCTGCTGTGGTTGCTGTACTGGTTGAGCTGGAATCTGGACAGGCTGTTGCTGGAACTGGTTCATCTGCCCAGGAACGCCAAAACTATATTGATAAGGATTGTTATATAATGCCATCTTATACACCGCCTTTCTGATTATATTTTTGCATAGATGTATCAATCTAAAAAGTTCAAAAAAGTATCGAAAAAGTATTGACATACCACCAATTTGGTGGTATTATATAATCATCAAAGGAACGGAGGAAACAGAAATGAAGAAATACAACTTATCAAAAATCATGAAAAGAGCATGGGAACTGGTTAAAAAGTCAGCATTAACTATATCCTCCGGTCTTAAGAAAGCATGGGAGGAAGCGAAAACAATGGAACAAAAATTAGTTGAACTCGTCGGAAGTCCGAAACAGATTGCATGGGCTGAAGATATAAGAAAAAACATGATTTCATATTTATCTGCTCTCGTTAGAAAATACGAAGCTGAAGACAGACATGCTCGCGCAGAAAAAAGAGCTAAAGATATGGAGATTCTTAGCAACATCAAAGAAGCTTCATGGTTTATCGAAAATCGCAGTTATGCCGTATATTCTACAAATTATGATTCAAACGATTTAAGCGAATTAATGGCGAACCGAAATGAAATGAATTTATATGAGCGTATACATAAATATGTCAAAGAACATTGATAGAAAGGGGGACGAAATGTATGTATAAATATAATCAATCTGAATTTGAATCCATGATGGATGAATTAATGTATGATTTCAAAAAAAGCTGTGGAAAATCTGACGCTGAGCTTGATGTAGCTTACAAAATCTTACATCCCTTTCCTGTCGGTGGATTTGTCGACAGCCTCGTTAAAATGGATAAAGATTATAGCACGAATCTATGGGAGATCAAGCGAAAACAGATCAAAAGTTTTATGCCTGAATGCGACGGATACCAGTTAGACGACATCGTGGCCTATTGCCGTGCGAAATTCTTTAAAGAAGAAGTCGATCGTATCATATATGATAATTCTATCGCTGAAGAATGCGATGTTTGTGTATATGCGGACGGTACTATATTAAGTCCAGAATGGCCATATATATGTGCAAAAGTATATGTGAGCATTAAATGGATTGGCGAAAACAAAACCACTTACACCCGTATTTTCCCATCCGCGGTAGGATTCATGTCTTACAAAACAAAAGGATCTATGGAAGATGATCTGAAACAAAAAGAAAATATGTCCACCATGGAAATGCGTGAACACTTAAAGATATCCCGAGCAGAATTCTCAAGGAGGTACAACATACCGATTAGAACGCTCGAAAACTGGGAATCCGGAAAAAGCAAATGTCCGGATTATGTGAGACAGCTGTTAGAGCGAGCTGTCTTGGAAGATTGCGAGAAATAAGAAAAGGAGAGGGTAGAAATATCCTCTCCATATTTTTAACACACTTTAATTATTTTATTGTTCACCCTCCGGCTTAATCGTTTCGCCGTGGATATGCTCACATTCATCTGTTCAGCGCAGTATTCAAGCGTATATTCCTTACATCTCAGTCGGAACAATCTTTCTTCGTCCGGTGTGAAATTGCACTCTATCAAGAGCCTGTCTATATCTTTCTTTGTGAACACATATAATTTCATGAGCATACCCCTTACTAATGCTAACGTTGATTCTGCGCAAGATACTCCGTGAGCTTCTGCTTTGTTTTTTTTAATTCCTCAACATTATTTCCGCTGATCTGACTGTCCAACATGGTTGATAATACTTCCAGAATTAATGAATCTCGTTCTGCGATTCTCCGAAGACTTTCATAATCTCGTCTATCATGTTCTTCCAGTGTCTCTACTCGCTTATTAAGTCGAAATGCCGGTGTAATCCATTTAAAGATTACGGCTGCCGCCCCTCCGACAATGGACACCCCTCCACAGATAGAGAGGAAGATCTGTACAAATTCTGATATGCTCATTTAGCTACTCCTTTTCCCAGTAGTATACCGGGACTTCATTTCCGGAATCCCATGTATCGAAATATTTGCCCTCTTGTACCGTCACTATATGACCATCTATACATAAAATATATGTACCTGTCGGATGGTCTGTGCAAAAGTCGTTGACTGTATAGATATACCGTTCTGATTGCTCAATCAGTTTGCGTCTGTATCCATGCTTGTAGAGATACGCTCCCCAGACATAATTTGCACTCGGCATATCTGACAGAGCACATGCTTGTATCATTAATCCGGCGAATACCGTTTCCCAGTCGAAGCCAGTTGCTTTGCATATTGCTCGGACAACGCAATCTCCTGTTCTCTTATCCTTAACAGGATTTGGATTATAATATTCCCATCTGTCCATCAGTCAATCCCCTTTGCTGTTTTATATCTCTTTGCCGCTCCTCTGACTTTTGCGGCGTTCCGACGATTCCACTTAGCGATTATGAGTCGGTCTTTCAGTTCCCTCAGGTCATTCTGCTTGCAGTAATCTTTGTATGCAGCATTTTGTTTCTGCAAAAGATAAGACTTCCGGTCAAGGTCTTGCTGTAATGCGAATTTTGCCTGTTCGTCCTTGCAGTTATCAGCCGCCGATTGCATTCCGAGGACTTCACGCTTCGTTTTGCGGATTCTTCGCTCATAAGTACGTTGCCGCTGTTCTTTTTCATACTGCTTTCCCTTGTTGGCTTTGTCCTGTGCTGATAGTTCTGTATAAGGATTAAATTCTCCATCACTGGCTCCAAAACTATGCCGACAGTTGACCCCTGACAGTCCGCTTGCCATTCCATATCCGGTCAATGAGAACGGCGGAAATTTCTTGCTCTTGCCAGAACGAGAGTATATCTTGCCTTGCCACCATGAGTGATTTCCGGGATTCTGACTGCCATCACCTGTTCTGGCTCCTATGTGTGCGCTGACCAGAATTAAATCCCAGTCCATTTCTTCCATGCGTTTTAGGGATATATCTCCCGTAGCCTGAGCCACGCCGGTTCTGACAGAACGTGCTACTGCTGTTTCAATCGTGTCTTTTCTGCCAGATGGATATGTGACAGTAACGCCATCTGATACAACGTTGTTAACTGCCTCTTTAATGGCTTGCGTATAGCCAACTGCCCCAGTCATTACATGGTTATAGGCAAGGTCACATTGCTCAATATAAAGCCTCCGAGCGGCACTTGCGGTTGTTCTCGTGAAGTTCTTCCACTCGCCCATGGTTGCAAGCATATTTCGCTCCATGAGCCTTATCATAGCCGGTGATTGCTCGAGCGGTACGGGGCTTAATCCTGCCGCCTTATATACCTTATCATCATAGTTCATTGCAGTGATTCCGGCATCTTCAAACGCTTCAAGAAGTTCCTGTTGTTCACGTTTGGTATACCTGGATAGTTCCGTCAAAATATCCTCTAGCAGTTCACCTGATTCCTGTAGCGTTCTGATTCTCCACGCATCGGCATTGGTCAGAATATAATCCTCACCTCTGCCGATTCTTGCCATCATCCTCGACACGATCTCAGAGATGATATACTGATGCAATTCTTCGGCAATCTGTTCACTGCCCTCTGTTATCTGGCGTAAATATTCTGGGCTTAACATAATTACTCATCTCCAAACAGTTTCGGTTCGTCTGGCTGGGCTTCTTTGACCATTGCTTTCGCTTCATCCTCTGTCATTCCTTCGAATTTCACGAAGTACATCCATGCCGGAACTTTTCCAGTTGTCACATACTGCCACCATCTTGCACGGTCGTTTTCACGCACATATAGGATGTCTCCGAAATCATAATTGACTTCATAAGCCCCAACCGGTGCAAGTCCGTACAGATCAGCGTAGACGTTCAATGCGTAAATAACTTCATCTAGGCAAGACTCCAACTTATCCCTTACATCCTTGATAAACTGCACTGTTCTCTGCTGTTCCGCTTCCACTCCTGTAGCTGTCTGAATGCCGCTAGATTCGTTAAAAACAAAGTATCCGTTGGAGAATCCAATCTTGTACCCTAACTGGCTTAAAATGGCGTTTATGCCGCTTATACGGGTATCTGTGTTGAGAATTGGATTGATTTCCTGATAGAACTCTTTTTTATCCTGTCCGAATACATTCTTGACAAAGTGCGGTAAGTTCATTTCTTTTCGTCTGTTCTCCATACCCTGTGGTGACATGGCTGCTACAGGTGTACCGCTTGGCATCAGCAGCCTATCATCTGCCAGAACAATCTTCTGCGAATCAAAAATCTCTCCGGCGTTTCTGCTGTATGCAATATCGAGGTCTTTTAATTCCTCAATAGCTTCAGCGAATATTGGAAGTCCAAGTGGTGTACTGATATCTACGTTATTCGCCTGTGGCGTCCGTAGAACTCCGTACAGAGGTCCGTCCAGCTTCTCACCGTTTGCCTTGAGTATCGGCGGTGTATCTGCCATAAGGTCAGCCCATTTGGTCTGTTTAAGGTCGATTTTATCACCGATACTCTGAGGGGATTTTGATACATAGGCTCTATTGGAAACGTAGTACGGATAGGTCGTCACGCCGTCCACGGTGGTTTCAACAAATCTATGATATTCAAGCCTTGTGTAGTATTTTCTACCAACAGTATAAGAATCCTTGAATATAATCCCTTTGATTTCCTGATTATCGTAATCCACAATCATCACGTCTGCCGGAGTAAATACGTCAAGGTTCTCGCCATTCGGCTTAATAAATACTGTTCCGTAGGCGCATTCATATTCCACCCAGTGACGAATCTGGAAGTATACTTTGTCAATCTGCTCCTGCAACCACGTAGCCCTTGCGGATCCGTCAATCTGAATACCAATCGCCAGTGTTGCAAGTCTGGCTGTCTCTGAGCAGACGGATTTTGCGAAATTGATCGTCTTGATATTATTCTTATCATCTAACCAGTCCGGCACGCCCCTATAGATGTTCGCGCACCGGTTAATCAGTGATTCCATCTCCGGGAACTCCGCCGCCTGGATATTAAAGTCCTCTTCGGCTTGTTTTTTGAAAATCATGTTAAACCACCTTTTTAGTGTTGTTATAAGTCCCATTTAATCTACCTTTTAAAATCCATCCATCTTACAGAAGTATCTCGCACAATAATGTCTTCATATTCTACAACTTTTAAGATTTCGTTAATGTCAGATCCATATATTTTTAAACCGATGCTTAAGAATTTATTTATTTTATCTGTGAAGTACCTATTTAACATTTTATGCACTGTGCCCCCTTCTCATGGACAATGGACTGGTTGCGTATCTGAGAGAATCTATCCAGTGATCGTTGCCATCTGGATAATCTGCAATCACTTCTCCATTGCTATCTACTTCATGCTCATAATTGATAATTTCCTTGTATGCTCTAGGTGTTCGTGTCGGATCAATAACTAATGTTCGGCACTGTAACCACTCAAAAGTATATTTGCGGCTTCCCGGTGTAACAATGGCCCTACGTGCTGGAAGCCCTGCATCTCGGAAGTCAATAATGCTTTCTTCTTCATCAACTCCGCAAGATATTGAATAATCATCATATCCCTTTTGTTTTATCTGGCCGGCCATTACTGTATTTCGGATTTTGCAACCGCCAAGCTCATCTAGTAGGATAACTTTGTCCTGATTAGGCACATAAGCCACACGAATAAATGCTTTCGGATCTGGATACCACCCCCAGTCCTGTCCCTGGTAGATACTTTGAAAGCTCTGAATCTCTTCATCTGTAATTTCTCGAATTTCTAACAGTTCGAAAATATTTGTGCCAAGTCCAACAGGAAGGCCAAGATATTCATGGTCGTAAGCTCTCTGATTTGTCTTTCTCAAATGCTCCGCATCATCAAGGAATTGTTGACCAAGCCATTCAACAGGAACTGATCTGTAATCGCTCTTATGCCTGTAGCTGTCGTCTCGTGGCTCTTCTACATACACATTCGCCCAGTTGCTCCGGCTAATTGGCGGATTGAATGTCTTAAATACAACAAACTTACTGCCACCTCGAAGAACTGACTGTTGCACTGTACGAATTTCTTCAATGCCCGAAAATTCGTCAAGTTCCTCGAACCAGAGATACTTGAAATATCCCTTGCTTGCTTTAATAGATTTAGTCTTTTTTGCCTTGTCCAGTCCTCTGAATATGATTTTCTGTCCAGTAGGCTTATAAATGTACTGCATAGGGCTTACGCTGGTATCCCATAGTTCATTGACTCCGAGCGCGTCAATTCCCCATGCTATCTGTTCATAAACGGATTCTCGAAGCGTGTTTCCAACTTTCCGGAATATGACTGCATTAGTTATTGATCCATTAATAGCATCTTGCATCATCTGTAAAGGAATCATCGCTCCAACAAATGAGGATTTCGTTGAACCTCGCCCACCATACAAATCATAATAGGTGTGTTTTCCGTCCAAAATGTCCCAGAACACATTGTAAAAGGCAGGAGCTATAATTTCATTCAGATTAATCGGATTCTCATTCATTCTGTTTCTCCGGCCTTGGAATATTATTTACAATCGTAATCTTTCTATCTCCAGAAGCATCATTTTTCTTGTCAGCATCCCATCCCTTAAAATTATTTCTCAAGCTGAACTGAGCGCCATTTGAACCGTCACGATCAAATAGCCTTTCCTCTGCGTACTGTTCCACTCTGGCTTTCGCGCGCGTAATCGTGTCATTAAACTCTGGTTTTGTTTGATAATTTAAAAGTGCCTGCCTACTTGCAAATCCAAGTGCCAATGCCAGTCCTGTAATTGTTGGAGGATGAACGTCTACAAAAACTGGTGAACCAAATTTATTAAATACCTGCTTGCCTTTGCTATCAGTCAAAGGATGTCCTTTACAATCTTCAAAATATTTTTCAATTTTTTCTTCAATTTCATCTACTGTTTTATACATGGGCGGTTTCCCCATTGGCATTCCCACGTTCTCACCTCCAAACATAAAATCCCCTAGCATAGTTATAGTTATATACACTATAATACCACACTAGGGGTTATGTATCTCTACACCACTTTTAGTTTTTTATCAATTTTATAATCTTCCGGTCAATTTTGCTAAATGATAATATTCTGCCATGATTCTGCGCTTGTATCCGTAGAAATCATTTTCAGATACTGGAACATCTCGGAATCGTTCCATTGTTCGGTATCCTATGCAGTTCACTATGCTGTCATAGATTTGTGATTCTATGCCTGGCGCATATTTGATTGACACTTGCAGCAGATTATACTTGTCATTCTCGCCAAGGTGTCTGAAATGACTTTGAAGTGCCGGTATATCATCCGGCGGCACTCCATAGTCGGTTAGTGTAGCTTTTCTAAGATTCATTTAATCATCTCCTCCAACTTCTTCACAGCTTTCTCACGGTTGAGAAATACTGTTTTACCAAATTCTGCCGCTGGCAAATATTCATATGGACTATTCCAACCAGTGATACACTTAATTGTAATTTCATAACTATCAATTACAAATTCCGTTGCCACAACTTCCATTATGATTTCGTCTGGTATTACATCTACAAAATTATCTTCAAGATCTATTCCGTAAAAATGATATAGTTTATTTTTAAGTTTACACGGCAATCTCACAAGCAAGCCCTGTTCTTCTAAATCCTCGTAGTCAGTAAGTTTTTCTAATGCCGTTCTTAATCTTTTTATTCCTTCACTAAGCCGACAATCAAATGAGTACGCATTATAATCGCAACTGTCCCCTTTTATCGCAACAATTTTATTATTGTTTAATCTGCGTGTTAATCTCTCCATCTACTTCACCTCTTTTAACTTCTCCACTGCCAGCTTCGATGTATCTACAAACATCTGCAATCCGCTCAATAAACTCTCTTACTGTCATTTCTTTTGTCCCGAGGAGTTCTGATGCCTCATAGAAAGCAAAGTCTGATCTGACACTTGCCGCATAAGTTATATCATATTCATAAAATTTTAAAATGTCCGGAAAATATTGTGTTTGTAATGGCTCACAATGGTCTTTTTTATACCAATGGAATTCCTGTTTCTCAGCTTCTTTGAGAAGCATTTCATTTTCTTCTTTTGTTCTAACCAGAACACATGTATTTGTTAAGTCAATCATGCTTTCACCTCTCCTTTCCGCTTGTTTTTGTCGCTTGTTTATTTTTATCGCTTATTTTCCGCGTCTTGACCGCATCTTTCATTATCACGTGTGCTTGCTTCCAATTTTTCTGGCAATTCTTTCAGTGGACACCATTCGGGTCTTCCTGCCAGTTTTTTGAATCCTTCATGGCTTACTTTAGAAATAGTTCTGATTGAATCATTTCTTGTTGCAAGGCATAAATTAAAATTGAAATCCGCCATATGAAATGGGCAAGCAAAACATCCTTTTGGTGTGTTCATGATTAATACTGATTTACTCATCTTCTCCTACCTCTTTTCTGCAAGAATGTTCCGTACTGTGCCGGACTGATAATACTTTTCTTTTCTCTGGTGGCCAGTCCATATCCAATCCTTCCGTTCTTTTTGTTTTCTTTTTTTTTGTAAACATAGTAGAGATATCTTTACCTTTACTCACCTACTTCACTTCCTCTCAGCATCAGGCTCAAAGTGTTATATCCCGGGCAAGTTCTAACTCCGTTTCTGGTATCTCTTAACAATACACAATAAGGATATAACGCCATGACCTCATAGATGTGTTCTGTGGTATCTTCGCCACACTGGTCGATGTATTTGAAACACTTTCCCGGTCTAAGAAAGTACCTTACACACACACATATGCTTTTGTTCCGAATCTTACGCTTGCACTACTCATTTGTGTTCCTCCTGTAATAATTCTGGATTGTCGAAAATGTTTCCAATAACTTCAATTTCATCGCAACATAGTAAATATTCAAAATTCGATCCGTAATTTTCTTCACCATTGGTCGCTTTAAAATCTAATTCAGAGTTATCCCAAACTATCTGATAAATATGTTCTTTCCCATCATAAACAAGCCAAACAACATCGCTCTCCCAGATCCTCTTACCGTTCTTGTCAGTCTCCCCCGTGAACTGGCAGAGGGTTTCTGGATCGACTTCAAGCCACCTAATTACAGGAGTACAAAAAACCTCAAATATATCATCAATGCCAATGGATATATCAATTCCAATGAATGTCTTGCCATTGCATTCCGCGTAACATCCCTCAACCCATTCTCCATTATCAATCCGCTTTCCCTTGAAAAGAATTTCTCTCATTCAACTCCACCGCCTTTTACAATTTCAACTGCTTCATTCAAGCATTGGGCTGTATACCAATCGTCACCTGATTCTGAACATTTATCTTCGATTAACATTTCCAACTGTTGAACAACTTCATCCACATCAAAAGCTGTCGGCTGTTCGTCAATAACCGCACCTATTGCAAAATCCATATCCGAATTTCCAAGAGAGTCAATTATTTTGTCTGCATCAATTAAACGCATTTATTCATCCTCCCATACTCCCAACAACCGCATCCTCTCATACAGTACAGCGACGGTCTTGCGTCTGTATCCGTAGAAGTCTTTCGGGTTCATCGGGATATATCTTTCTTTGCTGATTTTCCTGTAACTTTTCCGGTGTAGGATATTCTCAATAACCATATCCGCTATCACCGTGTTCTTCGGGCAAGCTGACAGGGCAGCACTGGAAAGCAGGTATCCGTACTCTGCCGGAATACCGTAGTCTTTCAGCTTTTTGTTCCTTGTCAGCATACCGTTCTCCTTTCTACTCGTCCGGGTGGTGTTTGTCGTACATGATCGCTGCGCATACAAGACCAACCACTCCGAATATGGTTCCGAGGGTGAATCCTAACAAGAATGTAATCATGACTCATCCTCCTTAATGTAATCTTCGCAATCTTCAGCGTATTCGTAATCATCCATCATGCTGCACCGGTTATCGCAACCGCCTTGCTTCTCGCAGCAGATGCAGCACTGTGTTTCGTTGTCCGGGCATTCTAATTTACAATATCCCATTTAGTCCTCCTTATATGGTTCTGGATAGTCCATCCATGCAACTACTGTTCCGCCTAAAACTTTTTTATCCGTTTTCCAAATTCCATCAGTAGTATGTGCTTGTTCTACCAATACTGTTCCATCGTCAAATACAACTGTAGCAATTACATATTTAGATGTTTTTTCGAACATTCCTCTTTTCCAGTTATCTGTTCCTTTAAACTTTGCAAATATGGAATCGTGTTCTTCCGGCAATCTCTCACTGACAGGAATCCATCCATTTTCTTTCTCGTCCTGTTCCAGATCATCCTTAATCTGTTCTATCATTTCCAGAACATCACTTGCTAAAACCATCTGGTGGTCATCCACACGTTTCTTCATAAAATCATGATAATCCGATAATCTGTCTTTGATATGACTCATACTTCCACCTCCTCATAAGTTTCTCTGAATATATCTGGCTTACACGGATAAAATTCGCCGTGTACACCGCGGATGATATAATCACCAATATTCGCCAGATGTTCGCCCTCAAGTGTCTTAATAACCAGACCGCCCGGAACCTTCCAATGGTCAATATAGAAATTCTTACCTTCTGCCGACATGTACTGGTCTGTACACTGATAGTCTGTCAGAAAATCGAACATTTCTCGATGATTTTTACCAGTCCACTGTACTGCATCAATTACAACCGGCTTCTTTCTGTATCTCATGCTTACACCTCACTGTCCTCTGGCATCTGATAATCCACATGTCCGTTTATATATGCTTCCTGAATCATATCAAGTACCTTCATGGCTTTTTCTCTGGTGGAATATTCAGCGATAATGCAACAACCGCCTTGGCTTCCGACATATATTGATGCCGCTCCATTAATGTCTCGAATTGCAATACTGAAAGTATTATCAATATTTACTATTATTGTTTTATCCTGACTTCTGATTAACATTTTGCGTCCTCCTTACCTGAATACATCTTTAATTGTTTCATCTTTTTGATAAACAATTTCATTTCATACCCTGTAAGACCAACACAAGTATTTCCGATTCCTTTGCTATCTCCTAAATCTGGATCATAAGACTGTAAGATGTGCCTTCCGGATTTTTTATGTAAAATAGATACGATCTGTGTATATCCATATTTCTTATCTTTTCTCTCATACTTACATCCGTATTTATCTTCTTCAACTTTTGTAAATCCAATTTCCGCTAATTTTTCATCTACTGTTTTAAATAATTTCATTTTCCATCCTCACTTTCCTCATGTAAGCAACTGACACGCTATTGTGCAGTGATACATGATTTCTGTATTTATTTATTTATGTATCAATTCACCATTCTAATTTTGATACAACCTCGGTTTACCGAGGATTCGTTATTCCTTTCTATGTTTGAGTTTTATTTTTCTTGCCATAGCTTCTACAACTGTCACTGTTACTCCATTTCCCGCCTGCTTGTATAACTGGCTGTCAGAATTTACGAACTGTGCTTTATCAAAATAATCATCAGACCAACCTTGAAGTCTAAAGCATTCACGCGGTGTCAGCTTTCGTATTGCTATATAACACTGATATTTTTCGTACCACACTGCATATACCGTTAATTCTTCTGATACCTGCACAAATATTCCTTGATTGCAACTCGTGTCGAGTGTGTTGGCAACTTCTTTTCCATATTCTGTGCGAACGTTACGCAATACTCCGAGCGGATCAATTGCGACCCCGTGTCTATCCTGAGATGTTAATGTGAACATTGGTTCACCATTTTCTTTGAATCTTCTTCCATTCTGACGTTTTTCTATACGATCTGGTGTCAATACTGGGATTACAATCTTATTTCCCTCTCCTTTATTTGTTGTTAAAGTAGGGCTTAAGCCAGTCGAATCATACACATTTCCGTTCATTCCTTTTCCTGACGGGTTCACATTGCATACTACTCCGACACTTCCAGGCTCTTTATAATCTCTGCTTGTTAGTGTTGGACAAATATTTTCATATATGCGTGCTTTTCCATCTTGACCAATATAACTTGTATCAAATAATATGGATACTTTGGGTTCTGTATTTCTTCCCGGCTTCGTACTGATTGTTGGTGCTAATCCATTGTCACTATAAACTCTATCTCGCTGCGAATTTCTACCATTAAGACAACCAAGAAGATTTAACGAAACACTATTTTTTCCATCTGTTCCTTCGATAGGAAATACTTTTGTGGTACTTCTCCCTCTAAGATGCCCGACAATAAAACATCTTTCCCGGTTTTGCGGTACTCCGAAATCTTTGGAGTTGAGCACCTGCCATTCTGCATCATACCCCCACTGCTCCATTTCAATGAGCAGTCTGGCGAAATCCCATCCTCCATTAACACTAAGCAGATTTTTAACGTTCTCAATGAAAAGGTAAGTGGGTTTATCTTCTTCTTTGAGCTGTCCGATAAGGTACATAACTCTGAAAAACAGGCTTGAACGGTTTCCTTGAAATCCGACTTGCTTTCCTGCAATGGATATGTCCTGACAAGGGAATCCAAAGCACCAGCAGTCGGCTTTTGGAATGTCTCCGGCATACACTCTTCTAATGTCATTTGCGTACCATTCTCCATTTCTGTATTCCTCCTTTAATATTTCCTTCTGTCTTTTCTTGATAGGAATATCTTCCAATGCCTTTCGCTGCTCGTCTGTCAGCAAGTGCATTGAGATGTAACTCGCAGTAGCAAATTTATCAAATTCGCAAAAACCAACGCATTCATGCCCCGCCAATTCCATTCCCCTACGAAATCCTCCGATTCCTGCGAAAAAATCTATAAATTTCATTTTTATCCTTTCTCCTCATACTCTCCGAACCCAAATTCCCTATTAATATCAAAAGAATCAAATTCAATCTGCAAACCCATTTCTTCCTTAATTTCCTTGTATGCTGCTTCAACACCGACTTCCTCAACATATCTTTCGGCTTCAGAAATCTTATCAATGAAATTCTGGTTTGCTTTCTTGAATCCCCATGCTTTCTTGATGGCAATAACAGAAATTAAAATATTTGCCACGGCAATATAATCTTCTGCTTTCCACAGCTTTTCCTGTGATTCTTTGATAAGCTGTTCTCTAATTTCCTGTTCTTTTGAATCCAAATACGCTTTAAGAGATTCGATTCTTACGCCAGTCTGTCTGGAATCCTGCTCCATTGTAAAGCCAGTTATGTTAAGTGGCGCCGGGATTAAGCTTCTTTGATTCTTTGATTTTTTAATTTTCAACTTCCCCAACCAACAGCCCTCCTTATCTTCTGAGTCAGAATGTCAAATTCCATCAACATCCTACGATCATTCTTGTTTGAGTATGCGATTGTTTGTTGCCCATCATATATGACCGCATATCTTCCGTTAATGTCATATGCCCTGCTGATTGCCTACGATATCTGGCTTCTTGTCTTTCCTGTCAATTCTGATATTTCAGCAAGCGTCAGCTCCCCGATATACTTTGAACCGTCATATACGTCATACAGTTTCATGTTTCTTTCTCCTTTTAACTGAGCTTCATTACTCTATGGCTTAAAATATGAGTCGCTTTTCCTACGCTACATTCATCACGCCCATAATAACTTTTATAAAATTTTGTTATGAATCCGGTCTGTAATCGGGAATCTGAGTTTTTGCCGTGAATATATACAACCTCGTCACCAATGTTTAACTTGCTTCCTTTGCAATCAATCATTTGATACTCCTTTCAAAATAAACATAAATTCAAATCAACATCCAGTCCTGGTCTTGCGATCTGCACCAGAACATCATCTTCAGCAACGCCCTATATCTCTTTCTGCATCACTTTCCTCTGTTTAGAATCTAACAGCTTATTAAAAGCAACTAGACAATTCTTGATAAACTGTTTATCATTATTATCAGGGCACATTTCCGCATACTCTCCAAGCTCTATCAGACGATCAGTAGCCTGCTTGGAATATTCATCTGTAAGTTCGGCCGAATAGAAATCTTTTATAGCTTTCCAAAATTCAGTCATAAATTTTTGAATATACGGAATATCCTTTGCTTCTACTTTTATTTTTATCATCTCCTTTGAATATTGTATACAATATACTGTATACGCTCTATTTAATTTTATTTTATAAATATAATATATTTATATTATTTTAATATAAGTAACCCACAGTAACCGAGATGTAACCGTACTAATTTGTGTAAACCATTGATTTTACAGGTAGGTAACCGAGTAACCGAGTAACCCTGACTTTCTCATATAGGGAAACTTTTATACTCAATATGTGCATATAAATACTCAAATATATATATACAGAATCAAAGGTTACCTAGGTTACCCGGTTACCTTTTGAACGAATTGTTTGTTAATCAAACACAATATCGTCTGTAATCTCAAAATCATCATTACAATTAACAAATCCTTTTGGAATTTCATCCACAATTTTCAAAAACACACATTTGGTGACAATTCCGTCAAGTTTTTTTGCTTTGGTCGGATAACCCCTACTGTCGGTTTCCACAAGTCCCTTCTTGACAGCCCATGACAAAAATGCTTTTCTGGAGAATCTTCCGATTTTGCACAGATCATCAAACGCTGCGCTATAGATTATTGCAGTTGACGTTTTCTCTATCGGATCATTGTCAATAATTCCCCATCTTTCTGTTTTTATATCTGGGTTATCATCGAATTTAATTCCGTTCATGGCAATCTTATCAAGCACGAACCAGTAAGCGCGTTCGTTTTCAGATACCATTTCTTTCTCTGTTAGAAGATTCTTAGCCGTCTCAATGTCAATGTACTGGCCATCATGGAACAGCTGATCTGTTGCGATTTTATCTGCTGCCAGGATAATGCTCATTGATATGCTTTGCTTCTGCATCTTGTCATCGTCCTGTATAAGCCCTTGATAGTACTTTTGAAGGGATTTTATATCATCAACGGACATTTCCTTAACTGCATTCACAAAATCAATTCCTGCGTACCCGTAATTCTTTTTAAGGGTATCTGCGGTAAGCTGTGGATCGTCAAATATCTTTTCAGAGCACTCAACTTCAATAATTCGGTTAATCGCTCCGCCCTGGCTGACATACCCGACCAGTGGACGTTCACCGTTAGTCAGAATGCAGTTCTGCCAGCGATTCTCCCGATTCACGCCCAGTTCCTTGTTAGAACGACTCTTTCCTTTGCCGGAACACAGGTCGTACACAATGCCCTCGAAGTTATCCCTGATTTTAGCAGATACCTTGGAAGTATCATCCAGAATTAGCGGAAGATTGTTGAGCATATCAGATTTTGCTTCCAGGGCTACATCTGTTGTCTTGAAGTCTCCTATGTATCGTGATTCACCTGGGTTCGCCCAGACGGAAGCTCCTAACATAAGTGTTACGGTCTTACCACCCTCAGTTTCTCCCCAGAGGTCTACAAAAAATGGAAGGGCACCGACCAGTTTGATCAGAATACTGGCGAAACTTGCGGCCAACATGATTTTTGGTTCGATTCTTCCAGTAGCACGAACCTTTTTTACATGTTCATACCACTCTACTCTGCTGCCACCTACACTGATACTTTCGTATAACTGCCGAAATCTCATATCGCCATCAAATACGATATCCTTGTCGTAAGGCAGGAAATAATCTCGAATCCACCCGATTTTACTGGAAGAATATTGGATGTTGATATAATCATCATTGGCATTTTCCACGTCCGACAGATACCGGACCAGATACTTCGCATTTTCCGAAGTGACTGAAATTCCCAACGCTGACAGCCCTACGATTTTAGTCGCGGATGTAATCATTGTCTTTGGAACGATAATTTCAGACCATTTACCGTTTCGCTTATATGCAAGCTTAATCTGCTCTTCTCCAGTCTCCAGATTCTTCATTCGTTCGATTGGAAGAATAGGGTGATAACAAGCTATAATATCCGGTGATCCTGGATTTGTATTTGAAATCCTAATTCCCTCATCATCTGCCATCCAGTTAAGACATTTCATGCGGTCATATTCGCAATCAGAGAAATTTGTCCATTGATTTAATGCGGATACAGGTTTCTCTTGCTTTTCTTTCTCAAGGATCTGCTTATGTACTTTTGTGTAGACTTTTAACAGATCCTCAAATTTCTTCTTTACTCCAAGCTCTTTCGCTCTGTCCAGAAGAGTCAATGTCAAACGTGCCTTGTAAATTTCATCTTCTTGCTTGAATATCTCATTAAACACTTCTTCTTCCAGAATTGATTCTGATGTGAGCTTGTTAATCTGTTCCATTTTCTTTAATCACCTTCTTCCAATCCTGTTATGAATCCATGCTTATATAATGCAAGCTGTAATTTGTTCCATGCTTCACACCAGCCATCTGATAATGGCTTTACTCTGCCAAGAATAGACCTGTAAAAGTCAATATCGGACAAACATTCCTGCAATTCTTCATTTTTCTTCCGCTCTGCCTTCTCTCTCATTTCTTTTTGCTTCTGAGCGTGATATATTGCCATTCTGGACGAAAAATCAGGTTTATGGTATGTTCCACCAAGAATCTGAAAGGCTGTCTTAAAATCGCAATTATCCATGCTCTGAACGAATGTAAATATGTCTCCTGTCGCGCCACATCCGAAGCAATAGTAGCTGTCTTTGTAAATTTTCAATGAAGCAGTACGGTCATCGGGGTGAAATGGGCAACTGATAAAGCCAGCTCTGTTCGGAATCATTCCGTATCTGGAAAGAACATCTCTCATACTGTTCTGCTGTTTAATTGTTTCTTTGTCCATCCGACAGAATCTCCATTATTCGTTTTCCAGTATTTTTCTTGTCACAAAATAGGAACTCAACGCCATATTTTCTCTGCATTGTGCATAGAATTTTGTACAGCGTATCGCCGTGCATAACTTTCTGTTCTTGTTCGATCCAAACACCATTTTTCTTAACCCGCTTCTTCGCCCTGGGATTCTCCCACCAGAGAACATCGTCCAGCTTTTCGATTCCTTTCCCGTGTTCGCATAAGAAGACAAGTTTTATTCCTGCTTCGTTTGCCCGGATAATCTCAGCGCGGAATCTTTCGTGCTGCTGGCACACATTTCCGCATAACTCTGCAAGGTTCTGTTTTCTATCAACTACCAAACGCGGGTTATCATAATTCATGTAATCACCCACATACAGCTTTGACACGAACCATTTTTCCCCTGCCTCGTCAAATGCCTTTTTAATGCCATCAATAACTTTCTGATGTTCCCTGCTATCAATCTGTATCAATTAAATGGCAACTCCTCGTCGATACCATCAGGAATGCTCATAAAGCCGTCCGGGTCGGCTTCTGGATTCGGTGTAGGCGATGCTGTCTGTACCTGTGAAGAACCTTTGCTTTCGCCGAATTCGATTTCCTCGACAACAATATCTGTTGTATATACCTTCACGCCGTCTTTATTCGTATAGGATCCTGTCTGGATTCTCCCGGATAAATCCGCTTTCATTCCTTTAGAAAAATATTTCTCGATAAATTCTGCCGACTTTCCGAAAGCGATGCAATTCAAAAAATCTGCTTTCTGATCGGAACCCTCTTTCGCGAATCTTCTATTTACCGCAATAGAAAACCTTGCAATAGATGTCCCATCATTGGTGTACTTTATTTCTGGATCACGCGTAAATCTTCCTGTAAGAATTACTTTATTCATGCTGCTACTCCTTTTCTGTATGTTGTTTGTCATAGTCAATCAACATCTTCAGACATTTCTGACCTTTTTCCTTGGTAAGAGACTTAATATCGATTACTTTAAATCGAGTCTTGATCTGTTCCAAAAGCTTAGCTTCCGGGTACTTATCAATGATATTTTTGATTGACATAGTAGTCTCGGAACTAATCATCTCGGTTTCTTTTACCGATTCCGCTTTTCTGCCGGACGTTTTTTCTTTCTCTCCTGTATTAGTAGAATCACTATCTTTGTTATCATCAATACAGAACAGCCCATTCAAAGCGTATTTTCTGGCATAAGATGAAGCTGCACCTGTCACCTGTGAAGAATCCATGCCTTTCTTAGACTCTTCTTCCCTTGCATAAGCAACGGTTGTAATCTCGCCGGTATCTTCACAGTCGTTTAGATGAGCTTCTGCTCTGACATATATTCTGTCTCCAACAACTTCCATCCGATCTGTGACGCTTAATACAGTCTTTGTTTCTGCCAGAAGCGGTTTTACAGCCTCCAGAATATCTTCACAACTTCTGTATTTGTATTTCCCGAAGGAATTGTACTGTCCTTTAGGGGCTTTCAGCTTTGACTGAATAATCCCTAACTTCTCATATATATTCACTTCTACTCCTCCTTGTCATAAACCACATGCTTGCTGCCCTCAACGATCAGCAAACTTGCGATATCTTTCATTGATAAGGTTGATTCGTTATAGATTTCAACCAGTGCGTTGTATGCACCTGCTGATACTTTCACAACCGGGTTATCCTTATCGGTTACAGGCTGTTTCTTTCTTGCCGGAATACGGATTTCAAAATTACTCATAGCGTTCTCCTACTTAATCTGAATATTCTGAGAAGTTTTTAGTGAAATTCCCGGAAATTTTTTTCCGGCTTTCAATGCAGCTTTCAATCCGATTTTGTCAGGTGTAGGCTCTACATATTTAAGGAACTCCTCAGGAACAGTTGCATTCGCTGAAATATCTACAGAATCACTTTTTCTGTAAGAAATTGATACCTTTGCAGTCTTAAATTTCTCACCGTCCAGATATTTTGAAAGAAATTCTTTTAATGAAGCTGCTTTGTTCTCAGCAACTTTTTGACGTGCTGCAAGGTTATCTTTTTCTTCTTTTAAGGCTTTTGCATCTGACAGAAGATTTTTAATCCAACAACCGATACCCTCAATCTTCTGATCTCTTTCCATCTGAAGAGCAGAAAGCCTCTCAACATCAATGATTTCTCCTGTTTCCATGTCTACACAATCCATAATTGCGTTATCAATTTCGTACAATTTCATTATCTTTTCTCCTCTCTTTTAAAGAAACAATACAATGTATCTGTCTCATGACATTCGATATGATCCAGAGACATATCACAGTTTTCATAATCCAAAATGTGATCCCCTCTGGACTGAAGCTCTCTGAGCAATTCGTTAATACATCCTGCTATCTCCAGACTGGGAAGAAGTTTCATAATTGCTATCTGCTTACTCATTTGGACACTTCCCATCTATCAGAAGTTCTAGCAAGAATGCTTTGATTTTATTGAGCTTATCACGGCTTTCTTTCTCGTAAAATGGGTCAAGAGATACATTCTGATATAAATCCCATTTAAAAACGTCTTCAGGAAGGAAAACATCCTCTTTTCTTTTAAGCCCTCTTGCTTCCAAGCCATAGCTCGAAAAATCAAAGTCCACATTTGCTGTCGGAACTTCATTCACAACTCTTTTACAAAGTTCGTAAATTTCGTCAATTTCTTTCTCGAACATTTCTTTATCCTCCTTATTTCCTATTGCCAGTCTACTTTCATCTGACGAACCGCCCATGCTGCCGAGATACCGAAAAAGATGTTCAGCCAAATAGGCATGTCCACATATTTCCCGGCAAGCATGCAAACAGCAATTAGCGCATACTCTTTCATTTCATTTCTCCCATAATCCACGCCAGATTGCTTGCTACCAGTGCGGCCACGGTCACAATCCATGCCGTGAACCATTTTCTTGCTTTTTTTCTACTTTCTTCGACAATTTCTGTCGCAAGAATGAACTCAAGTTCGTCCCATGTCGGAACATTTTCACATTTATTTGTGCTATTTCTGCTCATATCGTGCTAATTTCTCCTTTTTGGTATTTACAATTAGCAGATACGAAGTTATAATTAACCTGTACCTACTAAGCGTAGATTAGTAAGTGCAACGCTCCGGTTGGTGGGGCTTCACCGCCGGGGCACTATCACTTTAATGCTTCTTTCCCTCTCCAGACATATCCTGTTTCTTCCCAGAGCTTTCTTGGAGAGATAACAAATTCTATTCTGCCAGAACCTTTTCTGTCGTGAATCACTTTATTCCCACGATACGCCGTACCGATAGGCAGCCATCCATAGATGATTCCTGCTCTGACAGATGGTGTAGGAATGCCTGTCATTTTACTCACATCTGATACTGTCAGGCGCTCGTTTGAGAACTCTGGCATCTGTGGGATACCAGATATGATTCTTGCCACTTCTGCGGCAAATTGATGAACCTGTGCGTTTTTTTCAATGTATTCTTCTATGTCATTCATTACTTTTCACCTCAAAATGCTTTTCCATCAAATCGGAAATCACCAGATATTCTTCTGCGATTTTCCCTTTTCTGGTATCTTTTACCTGTTCTCGGAATTCTGGAATAGTTCCGAAAAAGCATCCGCATGCAACTCTGACCTTTTTATCTTTGCATCTAAAAAACGTAGTGGTGCGGAATTGAGTACCAAATCCATGAATAGTGGCGTAATCTGCATCACCGGACACCTTTGCATCACCGGACACCATTGCATCACCGTACACCTTTGCATTGCCGGACACCATTGCATTGCCGGACACCCATGCATCACCGTACACCCA